TACAAAGCCGCGTTCAAGAAGGTGGCTCCTCGATACAAACTCAAGAGCGGTAAGTGGAAGGCTGGCGGCTTCAAGCGAGCCGTGAAGGAAGCCCATCGTGTTGCTGGAGGGAAGCGCAAGTGAAGACTCGCACATTACGAGGTCAATTCAGAGAGGGCGAGGTGAAACGCCTTGTCGTGGACGATGGGCGAATCAACGTCGCATACAAGGTGATTTCATTCTACGTTGTCGGCAGAAACCCCTCTGATGCCTCCGGTGACGTGTACGGGACGCTTTCTTTGGATTACGATGCACCCGTCACGTGGGAGTTCAAAGACAACCGCCAAATTGGGTGGGCATCAACTCAAGTCGATCAACGTCCGACCTCACCGTTTTCTTTGATCGACCCTGATCACATCGTGGTTCGAGACCTGTATGTTCAAGGGCAACTTGCTGGCTCTGGAGGTTCCGAACTCATCAACTACTTTGTTGAACTTGAACAAGTTGAAATCTCGGACGATGAAGCCGTCCTCGCACTAATCAAGGAGCGTAGCCAAGATGACTGGAGATGAAACCACCGTTGAAGAAAATGCAGCCGCACCAAACCGAACGCAACGGTTCGCCTCCTGGCTCATGGAGCGAGAAGAGCGACGCCAGGAGAAGGAGTCAAACCTTGAAGGCCTCGTTCGATTAAATGTCCTCGTCTCGTTTCTTACTCTCGGCCTCGTCGGTGGGTTTGAAACTGTTCAACTTGCTATCAGCATGATCCCCTACTTGTAGAGCGGCGTTCAGAGAACACCACCAATTCTCAAGCAACCATGCCGCCGGTGCGTGGAACTCGTCGGACTTCATCGTGTCCAACGTGCCGTTGATCATGTCCATGACCGTCTCAATGAGAACACGGGCTTTTTCATTCATGCTCGACATTCAGAACACACCAATTCCACGACGTCGTCGCAAGCAGGATTGAAACTACACGCCTCGTCCTTGCAGTACGGGCACCGGTAGCACATCAGGCACACCGGCCATTGAAGTGATCGTGCGCTGAACACGAGGCGTCGCATGACTTTCGCACGTCGGCGTAATCCGGCCATTGTTTTGGCTCAATAAACTCCCACCATTGAGAGCATTTGCCGCATCGAAGGCCACGGATCACGCCGTCGCCACGTCGTGCGAGCCAAGGGACGACGTTGTAGATCGGTTTTGAATCGGGTTCGGGCATCACATTGGCCGGACGTCCGAGCGTCTTGCCGCAGTCGCAAAAGAAAGTGTTCACCTTGGCCATCATTCCGACCCCCAACAGAGAACACACACGCCTTTCGTGTTCATTGGGTTGCATTTGTCCTTTGTCTCGCCCCAAATCCTCGCACTAAGTGGTGCGACATGCTCGTCAACGGTGGCTTCTCTGACATGCTGAAGCAGGCATTGACGCACGAATCGGCTAAAATTGGGTAGCCGATCGGCAATTTTGGCGGTATGTTCGTCTAGGCTGATGGTCTTATTCGGGGCCATGACACTCCTAGACTACAGTAGTATAAGTATGTATGTATGCGTATGTCTTGCAGTAGCCTATCAGCATCTTGGGCCTGCAAAGCATCGACCCGTGCGACGAGGCTAGAGGAGATTAAGGTGCTGGCTGGGCGGTTTACTTTTTACACTATGACTTCCTCGCTGGCGACATGGCGAAAGAATCGTTCTTCATCCGAGCAACCGTGCCCATCGCAAATGGGTCCACGTCACAGACTGCAATTGACCTTGGCTTCGCCGTGGACGCATTGGGCAAGAGCGTCTTGCGAGTCCACAACATCGCCGTGCAATACGGTGCCGGCTTCGTGGTGAGCGGCCAATCCTACCAAGGCCTTTACGAACTCTCAACCCAGTCGGCTACCACGTTGTTGTCTCTGGTCGATCGCTCGGTTTTTGCGACGGGAACTCTTCGGGGCGACACGACATCAGGAGGGAATGTCACCTTTGTCTCTCAAGACGATGATGTCGCACCACAGCAATGGACGAACGGCTACCTTCTGGGGGTCGATCAGATCTATCTCCGCTCGATTGGCGACAACGCCCAGGGCGTGATTAACATCATCATGGAATGCACCGTTGAAACCATGTCCCAAAGTGCGGCTATGGCCCTCTCCTTGAGCCAGCAATGAGGTGGCTCATTTGTGCGAAACCTGCAACTTACTCCGTCAATTGCTAATTGACCGAGGCATGAACCCCTCGTTGGCGATGTCGATAGGCTCCAGCGTGGGCGAGCGTGTTGAGATGGCCGCCCCGATCGTGGCGACCAAAGCCAGGAAGAAAGTCTCCGCATACAACCGCAAATACAAAGCCGCGTTCAAGAAGGTGGCTCCTCGATA